CTGGAACGTTAGCAGCGTTCAGAGCAGCAGCAGCCGATATGATTTTGCCAACATTCAGATTTGAAGCAGCCGCAGATCCTGACGTTACGACCGTGTTAGCGACCGTGGTGCCCGCTGTTGCCGCCGCAATTGCGTCCAGAATAATCTGGTCTTGTCGGCGTCCGATTGCCTGGCCAACCACTTGGGCTAGTTCCTGGCGCTCATCAAAGTTGACTTTAGCAGCCGAGAATATGTCTGAATATTCTGCAGCGATATAGTCCAGCATTGTGGCAGAAACAGTCGTCATGGATGTATTTAAGGCCACAACATCGGTTTGTGGTGTCCGAACTGTTGCAGAACCTTTGCCGATTGCCGGGAAGTTTATGGTGTTGCCTTGCACACCGTTTCTTGTGCGAACAGCGCCAGCTAACATTGAGGTTCCTTGGTAAGCTTGTTTTACCTCGGCCTCAAATAACTGGGTGAACGCTGTTGAGAGTCCTGTTGACATTTGAATGTCTCCTAATTGAACCAAAAAAGCGAAATCGCCACTTGGTTATCGGGAGAGATTTCCCGGCCTCTGGCTACGCGGGTACGCCGCGCCGGTGAGTTTCCTCACGCCAGACCGGCCCTTGCGGGTTGTCAGTCAAAGCCGCCTTACACGATTTCGTACAATGTGTAAATACGAGACATTACTTTTGATGATTGTACAAAAGCGGGGAGCGAGACAAGGACAAACAAAACTCGCTCCCCTAGTTGCCGCCAAGCCCAGGGAGGTAAAAAACTTAGCGGGGAAGCTAGCCAAACCGCTTATCAAACATTTGTTCAGTCTGACGGGTGAATGCAGGGTCACTGCCCCAGCGCGGATCTCCCATTCTCGAAGCAATCTCCGCGTCAAAATCGTCCTGGCTCATGCCAGCGTCCGCAACTTGAGCAACAGGTATTGGGGACATATCCCCGGTGGCGTTGCGTAACTTTTGGAATATCTGTTGGGCAACCGCTGTATTGCCCATTGTATTCATTGCACTGCGCTCCTCCTCGGAGAAAACGCCTTTTCTTTGGAGGCTGTCGGCCCACTGCACATTTGACCTGATTATTTCATTGGCATTTGGACCGAGGGCAGCCAGCTCGGTTTTGTAGTCGGCCTCAGATTGCACTGCGCTCTCGCTGGACATTTCGGCAATCAACCTTGGCAATGTCTCAAAAGCATCCTGGTTCAAACCGTTGTCTTTTGCCCAAGCCAAATATGTGCTCACAATTGGGTCATCCAACTCATAGCCAACCTCGGTCAGTCCATCGGTTGAGTATTCGTCCGGCGCTTTGTGCTTTCCCTGAGAGAATTTCTTTTGCAGTTCGTCATAGCTTTTGGCGAGATCTTCGCCGCTGGCGAATTTTTCGTCTAGCCATTCTGGTCGCTCCTCTTTTTCATCCGCTTGCAAGTGCGGCATGTCGTCATCAGAAACAGCCGCCTCCGGCTCCGGCTCCACGCCCTGCATCAAGCTGGCGGGATCTGCCGGGGCAGTTACGACTCCAGTGGTTTCGACTTCATCATTTAACGTCATCGGCGCGTTTTACCCTTTGAATAATTTCTCTGACAATGCTGTTCTGCCCTTCGCGGGCATAGCCAAAACTGGCATCACCGCCGGGTGACCAGCACGGTTGGTCAAGCGTTTGCTTATGGAGGTGCTCAAGCACTTTCTTGCCCGCTGGGCTGTTGAATGCGCGTTTGAAGTTTAGGTCCATCTCGCGCATCAGGTCGAGAGATTCCAGTTTGAGCGGCTGGGCTTCAGCGTTCACGCCATCCCAACCTGGACTGTTTATGCTGCGAATACGTTGGGCGTTGTTCATTGCATCGGTGCCTCTTGAGCCGCGCCAGGTGCCGCCGCCATTTCCTGCTCGGCCATCATTGCAGCGGCCTCAGCCATCTGCGCTTGCATTTCGGCGCGTTCTTCTGGCGTTGTTCTTAGGTCCGCCGGGATGCCCAATTGGTCAGCAATGTAATCGCCCACCGCATCCATTTTAATTAAGGTCTGGCCGATGGGGCCTAGAGCCTGGGTGATTTGCATGAATTGCATGACCTCGTTCAAACGCTCGGCATTGTTGGCCATGGCCAGGGGCGATTGCGGTATGACCTCGACCTCCAGGCCATTGATTTTGAGGGGCAGTTCAATCATCCCAAGCTGGTCCATCAATTCTAAGCTGCGTCGAACGATTGGAAACATTGTTTCACTGATTAATCTCCCGAATGCCGAGCCCAGGCTCTGAGAAAGTTCAGACAGTTTTGCGTTTATTTCCGTAGCCGACCGGGCGCTCATATTGTCGGGCGTCAGGCTTTCGTCCAGCAAGGCCTTTTTGATGTTGACCCGCAAGTCATTGGCCACAATCTGGGACAAGTTCGCGTCACCACTACGGGGCAGGGGCGTCAGGCTGGGGCCGCGAGGGCCACCGTTGGAACTGACGCCAATAATTGCGCCAGGCACGATGGAGATGGTTTGCGGGTTTAGAACCCCGTCGTCGACCGCCGTGAACACGCCCCCGATACTAATGCTGGCATTCTTGAGCGTCAGTTCAACCACCTTATTCAAAGTTCTAATATCTGCCAATGCCAGTAATACCGGGCCTCTGCCATAATTTTCATTACTGGCTTTCATGTATCTGGATATCACCCACGGCCATGATTTCAGTTCACGCGAAACCAGCTTGTGGTCACCCTCCGCGCTAATCAGGCAGTAGTACATCCGGTTGTTCTCGGTATAGGTAGCCTCAATTAAATCAAACTTTTTGGTGGGATCATCTTTGGCGCTATCAGTCATTTCGGGCGGGATGTTTGCGTCTTCCCACTCGCGTTGAATGACATTAAATGGCCGTGAAAACTTCCGATAGACTGTATCTGGAATTCCGTTTGGACCGTCCTCGAAGCAAATATGGTACGCCGGAATAGCCGTGTATCTTATTGGCGTAAGTTCATCGCCGGGCTGTATCAGCATCACCGAGGTGCCGACCGCAAGGTCAAGCAAAAATTCGCCCATAGCCAGGTCAAACCCGCTTTGCATCATGACGGCAAACATTTTATTAGTGTATAGGTCCAGAACTTGCTGCGCCTCAATCCGGCGCTCTTCTGGAATGTCCATGCCCGGCTGCAAACGGCACCAAGGACGTTGCGGGGGAAAGAGCGAGGACTGTATGCGATTGGCAAAACGTGAAGTGCTGTGAATGGCGGTCGAGTCAAACACCCGGCGCATTTTGTTCTGACCAGGCGTTCCGCTTTCGGCGGAGTTATCGTAGAGGTTACGCATTGGGAGCGCAAATTCGTACGCCTCTGCATATATGTCGCGCCATTCTTCCTTGCGGGCGGCGCTCTTGGCGTATCGTTTTTTGATTTGCTCGACAGAAAGTGCCATTATTTATCTCTCTTGGGCTTCTTGGGCGGCTTTTTCGGCGGCTTTTTGACTGCGTACATCCGGTTTCACTTTCGTTTGTCGGGGATTTCGGCGGTAAATTTTCATGTCAGCCCCTCGGATTGCGGCCAGCGCCCAAGATCCGCGATAGGGTCTCCCGGCCAGGGCCAGCATCGCCAGGGGCCACGCCTTCAGCCATTAACAATCGACGCCCGCCTATGCGCTTGGAGCGTTTACGTGCCTGTATTTTCTTTTGCTCGGTGCGTTCTTCAGCAGCGGCGCGGGCCTCATTACGCCCAATACGCTCATCAACCACAGTCTCGACAACCGGCGGTGGCGGCGGCGGTGCGGGGCTTCTAAAAAATCCACCCATGGTTAAAACATCCTCGCATACATGTGATAATCTGCGCCATCCGGCCCATAAGACCGCATGGTGCCCTCGCGGGTAAAATAGCAGCGTTTCGCCCAAACACAAGCCGTATCATTCAGTGAGTGTACAGTGAATTGTAACCTTTTAACCCCCATTTCGCTCCCAAGGTACTCAAAAAAGGCCAAGGTGCCTCGATGCAGGGCCACAGTTTGCCGTCCGATGTGCCTGCTGGGGATCATCCAGGCTTCCCAAACGCCCGGCCAAAGCTGCCAACATCCGAACATTACCATAATATCGCTGCGATTAACCACCGTAAATGCCATGCCAGCATCGGCGTAGGTCTGTAAATAGCCTTTATAATCAGGGAATAGGCTTATATTAATCTCATCAAAGTCGTTTAGCGCGCAGGCATCCAGGTGATGCGCGTACCAATTAACCACCAGGTTTGGCCGCTGTATTCGCATTACATAATTTAATTCAGCCGTCGAAAACATCAAAATCTAACACCTTTGCTTGAGTGGCCGTCCCGCCGATCGGCATCGGGCGCTTCGTCATGATTTTATGCTCAGAACCTAAGAGGCAATAGCCCGCCGCGTCGCCAACGTGTGAATGTTCATTTTTATTTGGAGCGTCCCGAAACCGCTCTTGCCCGGCACCAATACTGACCCGCTTAAAGTGATACCCGCCGCCCAGGCTCTTGCGAACCCGTATGCACTTTCTATCCACCAATAACCCCGGCTTGCCATCAATTAGTCTGCCCATCGGCATGGCCAAGGCCTCGCGCCTGGTTCGAAAATCATTGGTGGCCGTAGGCTGGGCCAAAATGCCGTGCGTCTTCAAGTGGTCAAAACTGGTCGTTTCAAATATCTGATCTCGCTGCATACCCGCCGGATCTCCCCACACCAGCGTTGCATACCCGGGAAACCGCGAGGCCAAATCGCCCTTTAACATTGAACAGAACCGCTCCAGGCCCATTTCAAACGTCACCAGTTCGTGCAGGATATGCCACCGGCCATTCTTCATTCTCTGGGCAAACACCGCAGCCGGGGTTAAACCAAAGTCCAGGCCCACATGAACAGGCAGGCCGGGGTCAGGCAACAAATCAGCGGTCATAAGATTATCCGTGAATTCAGGCCAAACAGCCCGCCCTTCCTGAACAAACGTGTATTTGCCCTGAGCATAGCACTGTATCCAATCCAGCCGCTTGCCGCCCAGCATTTGCTCATAATAACCATCGGGAAGGTTGGATAAATTCTCAGCTTTCGAGTTCGTTTGCCACCACCGGCTGGCTTGAAACAAGTAACCCTTGGCCTCCGGCATCTCATCCGGCAGATCCTCCAAAGGCACCTCCAACACGCCCCCAGGCTGGCTGAAGAAATCCCAACGAAACTTGCCCCCAGGCTTTTCCTTCTCGCACAGATGATACCACCAATGGTCAGAATCCATCGGATTGGAATCCAGAATAACACCCCGCCAGGTCGCGCCGCCATCGGCCTTGGAGGGGTATCTGCCGACCCGGTGCGTTAATCCGTTTATGATTGCAATCGGTAGTTCCCTGGCTTCATTCACCCACGCCCCGGTCAGTTCCAGGCTGAGCAGTTTACGAACGTCTTTCGGGTCGTCCAGCGCCAGGAAAATAACCTCCATATCAATCCCGGCGGCACCCTCCCTGGACGGCAGCTTGATGTGATGCGTGATGGGCGGCGAGTACTTAACGTATCCAAAGGTCTCTTCTTTTAATAGTTCCAGCCAGGTCTTGAGCGTCGTGGTCTTCAGCATAGGATGCGTATTGCGTACAATCGCCCACCGGCTGTACTTGATGCCGTCCCTCGGCGAAGGCTTCTGAGCAACCGCCCGCCGGAATATCTCGGCACAACAAGCATACGACTTGCCAGACCCAACAGGCCCCATGATTGCCCTGACAAACGCATCAGACCTGAAGAACCTCGCCAAAGTTGGCGAAGAACTGAAGTTCAGTTTTAATCCGGCTACCGGCTTAGACATTTTCCGCTGCCTTTAACTCAATGTCAGCGGGCGGCTTAACAACCCTGCTAAAACCAGACCAATCCTCATCAACTAAACCCTTGCGGAGAACATAACTAACCATTTCCACACGGGTATCCTTGAAAAGCCCGTCAATCTTATCAAACCTCGGAGATGGATTCTTGCGGTCAGAGTTTTTAGAATTGAAAACGTGCATGAACATGCCGACCGTAATCACCTTATTATTGTAGCTCTGGTTAGTCACCAGTTTACCAACCGAATATCGCTTAATCAACGCACGCCCGACCGGAGGTAAATCCTCAAAATTCAAGTTGTTCAGATTTTTGTAAAAACTAAACGCATAATCAGCATCACCCTCAATTAATGCAGTCATCACGGCGCACGCCCTGATTACCCCACTAGACAATCCCTTCTGTTTCTTCGGGGCAAAAGCCAACAATTCTTGGGTTAGGTCATAAATCTCGCTGTCCCATATCCACTCGTATTCCACCGGGGCAAGAACCTGATTTAAGTGCCAAACCATCGACACAATAAACCGGCAAACGGCACTCTCTCCGCTAGTAACGTCGTACAGATCCGCAACAGTACGCTTCGCCCCCTGGTCGAGCACCTTGTAAACTCTAGGGTTGCTGGTCACCGAACATTGAACACGAATGCTGACGCCCGACATAACGCACGCAGACAATCGATGCTGGCCGTCATGTAACCAACCCTCAGCGTCAAACAATAAACCCTGGTGCGTCATTTCAAACTGGCCATTGCGTATCATCCGCGTGATTTCACTTACCCGCGCCCGGCGTAAGGGGCGCTGGCGAGGCCACACCTTCGTCAATAATTCACGCGCAATAGACGGCGTAATCACAAACACACTTGACCCGGAATTAGGGGCCATGCCCCTAATAATCTGCAATGTCTCGCGCTCAATTTTGCTTAGAACTGTTCTAATCTCTTCACTCATCTTCTTTCCTCTCTTTGGTTTCATCCTTACCCGGCTCATCCGGCATAATCATATCAATTGAAATCACAGACGGCTTGTCCATAACCTTCTCG